TGACGCTGACGGGGTTTGACTTGGGGGAGATAGCCGCGCTGACACTGGACGTCACCGAGGGCCTGACCGATCCCGACGCGGTGCCTGACGCGCCTGCCGTGCCCGTGACGGTTCTGGGCGACGTTTGGCTGCTGGGGCGGCATCGGCTGATGTGCGGAGACTCGACCAGCATTGACGCGGTGGAGCGGCTGATGGATGGGCGGAAGGCTGACTTTTGCTTTACATCCCCGCCATACAACGCGAACATGAAGGCAGACCAGATGCACTCCAAGGCACCAAAAGCTGGTAAAGGCGGGCTATATGTGGGTGGATACACAGACGACAGAACGAGCGATGAGTACATACAGTTTAACGCTGACATAATCTCGGCAATGTCTGCTGTTGCGTCGCCCAACTTCGTGTGCTGCTACAATATTAACTATAACAAGAACAGCCCGAGCGAATATATCGACGTCATCGCCGCCGCAAAACGCTCAATCCCACTGGTTGAAACAATCGTTTGGGAAAAATCGATGGCTGTATCACTACAGGGCGATAACCTGACGCGCATTTATGAATTTATCTTCGTGCTATGCGCTGGCAAGTTCAAGATCAACAAAAACCGCACAGAGTGCCTGCGTAATCTTTGGAAAATAAGCAATATCGGCGCAAACCACGAAAGCCACAAGGCTTGCTTTCCTGTCGCGCTGGTTGACGAAGGCATTAAAAACTTCTGCCCGCATGGCGGTAGAATTATTGAGCCATTCGGCGGTACTGGCACCACGATGATTTCAGCCGAGGGAATGGGCTGCACGTCGCACTTGATGGAACTCGACCCTCGCTATTGCGACGTGATAATACAACGCTGGCAGGACTTCACCGGCCAGACCGCCACGCTTGAGGCGACGGGCCAGCCGTTCGGGGCGCAGGGCGTCAAACCATCTTCGCGCGGCGTGTTTTCAAGCCCATGTAATCTTCAATCGCGGCGGCGTGAACCATCTCAAGGCGGGCTTCCTCCGATGCGTTTCCGGCCATGATCACTTCGCAGAGCTTGTCGCGGGCATGGTCCATGCGCATCCGTGCGATTTCCATTTCGTTTTCAATTTGTAAAATGGTGCGTGTCATGGTGTGGCTCCTTGCCGGTGTGTCTGTTGATCCTTATTGCCACCTATTGTCTACCGTGTCAAGCACCTTGTCAACAATAATTACCCGCGCTATATTTAACGCATGAACGGAATGCCTAAAAACCCCTGTGGACGCAAACAGCACGCGCCAAGCGATGCGCAGCGCCAGCTTGTGCAGCTTCACGCGACGGTCGGCACGACGCAGGACATGATCGCCCGCGTGATAGGCATCGACAAAAAGACATTGCGGCTGCACTACCGCGACGAACTGGACCTGTCGATGGCGAAAGCAAACGCCACAATCGGCGGCGCGCTGTTCAACAAAGCCAAAGGCGGCGACACAGCGTCAATGACGTTCTGGCTCAAGACGCGCGCCCGGTGGCGCGAAACGGCTGACGTGAACCTGATCAGTGAGGACGGCAGCATGTCGCCCAAGGCCGCGCTGGACGTGTCACGCCTGTCACCTGAAGCCCTGGCGGAAATTGTGGCGCTTGGCGATGCAACTGACACCGCTTGACATCATTGCCGCCGAAAAAGAACTGTGCCGCCGATCACTGGCATACTTTGCACGGCGCGCTTGGCACGTCCTGGAGCCGTCCACGCCGCTCAAGTGGGGTTGGGCGCTGGACGCCATCTGTGCGCACCTGGAAGCCGTCACGCGGGGCGACATCACCCGCCTGCTGATGAACGTGCCGCCCGGCACCATGAAGTCGCTGTTAACAGGCGTAATCTGGCCCGCTTGGGAATGGGGGCCTAAAGAATTACACCACATGCGATTCCTTGGCACGGCGCACAAGCAAGACTTGGCCGTCCGGGACGCAATGAAATGCCGTCGCCTGATCCAGTCGGAATGGTATCAATCACGCTGGCCAATGAATCTGATGGCCGACAACAACGCCAAGCTGCGGTTTGAAAACGACAAGACCGGGTTCAGGGAAGCCATGGCATTCGAGGGAATGACAGGCTCGCGCGGCGATAGGGTTCTGATCGACGATCCGCACAGCGTTGCGGATGCCAACAGCGTCCAGAAACTTGCCACGGGCGTTGCTACATTCCGGGAAGCCCTGCCGTCCCGCGTCAACAATGAAGATTCCGCGATTGTAATCATCATGCAGCGATTGCACGAGTCTGACGTTTCTGCCGTGGCAATTGATTTAGGCTACACCCACCTTTGCCTGCCGATGCGGTTTGAATCGGATCGGCGATGCTCCACGCCGTTCTATACCGATCCGCGAACAATCGAAGGCGAACTGCTGTTTCCTGATCGGTTCCCCGAGGACCAAGTGGCGGACCTTGAAAAGACGATGGGCATCTACGCCGCCGCCGGACAGCTTCAACAGCGCCCTGCACCACGCGGCGGCGGCATGTTCAAGCGGTCCGACTTTCGCGTCATCCAAGCGGAGCCTGCGGGCTATCGGTGGGTGCGTGGATGGGACTTGGCCGCAACTGACGATCCCGGAGCGGCCAGGACGGCTGGCGTCAAGCTGGGAATCGGCCCGGACAAGCGTCTTTGCATCGCCCACGTTGTCAAAGACCGGGTGAACGCGGCGGGTGTTGAGCGGCTGCTGGGCAGCACGGCGGCGGCCGATGGGCGGGCGGTTCGTGGCTCAATTCCGCAGGATCCGGGGTCTGCTGGCAAGTCCTGGGCTTTGCATCTTCTCAAATCGTCGCTGATGGGTTACAGTTACACGTCAAGCCCTGAGACGGGCGACAAAGAAACGCGCGCAATGCCACTGGCTGCACAGGTCGAAGCCGGAAACGTGGACATTGTGGCAGGCGATTGGAATGGTGATTTCTTGGACGAGGCTGCAACGTTCCCGATGGGCAAGTTCAAAGACCAGATCGACGCCGCGACACGCGCGTTTGACATGCTGGCGGGCGTAAATAATTCATGGGCTGGAACAATATGAGTATTATGGACGGCCTGCGCAACATCGTCGCCAATCTCGGAACGGACCGGGACAAGGCGGCGCACACCCATTATTACAACACCACAATCGCCGACGATCAGCTTGTCGCCATGTATCGCACCAGCGCCATTGCCCGTAACGTCGTGGACCTGCCCGCAGAAGATGCGACCCGCGAATGGCGGGAATGGCAGGCCGATGCGGAACAGATCACAGCAATCGAGGCTGAGGAAAAGCGGCTGGGCTTGCAGGGCAAGACGATGCAAAACCTCAAGCGCGCCCGGCTGTTCGGCGGCGCTGCAATCTATATCGGCACGCGCGACCTGGACGCATCGAAGCCGCTGGACCCTGCCCGGATCGGCACGGGTGGCCTGCAATATCTCGCCGTATTGAACCGGTCGGAAATAACGGCAGGGGCAATCCAGCGCGACCCGCGCCTGCTGGGGTTTGGCAAACCAATCATGTATCGGATGAATCCCGCCACCGGCGCATCGGTAGAAATCCACCCGAGTCGCCTTGTCATTGCCATGGGCGAAGAAGTCCCTGACGACAGATATTCTGCACATCCCGGATGGGGTGACAGCACGCTGAACGCCACGATCAGCGCCGTGCGGAACCTGGACGCCACCATTGCCAACGTTGCGTCGCTTGTGTTCGAGGCTAAAATTGACGTGATCGGCATCAACGGGTTCAACGAAGGGCTGCGAAGCGGCGGATCGGAATATGAGGCTGTTGTCCTTGCCCGCACCAGCCTGACCGCGCGCGGCAAGGGCATCAACGGCGCGCTGCTGATGGACTCAGAAGACACATACGATCAGAAAACCGCCAGCTTCGCCACGCTGCCGGACATCATCGACCGCTTCATGCAGATGGTCGCTGCTGCGGCGGGCGTTCCGATGACCCGGCTATTCGGCATTGCGGCGGCAGGGATGAACGCTACCGGCGCGGGCGATGAGAAAGTTTATTTTGATCGGGTCCGCGTCATGCAAACGCTTGATCTGGATCCTGCAATGGAAATTTTGAATGAATGCCTGATCCGTTCGGCGCTGGGCAATCGCCCGCCCGAATTGCATTGGACGTGGCGTCCGCTATTCCAGCCGACTGCCAAAGAACGGGCCGACATGGGCAAAGTTCTGGTTGACAGTGTGAAAGTGCTTTATGATATGGATATATTGCCACAAGAGGCGCTTGCGGATACAATCGTAAACACGCTGACCGAAAGCGGCGCGTTTCCGGGGCTTGAGG